CAATCCCCGACCGCTTCTCGGCGATTTGGGACTGCATGAAACCTTTGAGATTGGATTCGAGCCCGTCGTATTTCTTGCGGAGCTCGAGTTCGGCAGCGGTGGGCTGGGGAGCGTTCGGGTCCCCGCCGCCCACCGCAATGGTGCGAGGGTCGATGCCGTAGTTCTGGCAGATCTGGGCGAGCATCGCCGCTTTCTGCTCAGGGGTGCCCTGCGACAGGGCCCAGTCCGCATTCATGAGCGCCCGGACGGCCTCGGCGGGGTGCATCCCGAGCGCCGTAATGCGAGGCATGTAGGGCTGGAGGACTTCATGGAACTGGGCGTAGGCTTGGTGGCCTTGTTTGTATTGCTCCAGCCCGTTGAGGTAGTCCTTCTCGCGGGTGTTGGTGACATAGTCCTGGAGCTCGCGGGGCATCTTGTCCCAGTGGGGGGCAAGGTCAGCCTTCCATGACTTCGGGTAGCCAATGGGCTCGGGGACGCCCGGGACCGTGGGCTTGGCGAGGGAGGTCACAGCCGGAACAGCGGCTGGAGTCGTCTTGTCCTCGACCGGGGCGGCGGGCTCAGACCCAGGCGCCACATCTCCGATGAAGTCATCCACCGTCTTGTCAATGTCTAGATCGAGGTCGCTGTCGGCGGCCATATCACACTCCTTGAGGGGTTGATCGGGTTACAACACAGTCGGCGCCGGACAGGACTTCCTGCTCCAGCAGCTCTTTCTTTCGGGCCGGAAGCGTGAAGAACTCTCGCTCCACACTCTCGTCGATCCGTCGCTCCAAGGCGGCGGTCTCCTGCGCCCGCGCCCGTTCGTGGTATTCCTTCTCTCCGTCCTCGTAAGGGCGGCAGTTCGACTGCCGAAGGTCCTCATGGCGAGCACGCCTTCCTTCGATCCATCGCCCCGTTGTCGGGCTCTCGTAGCCTGGGAGGTCACCTCGGACCATCGGGGGGAGGATAACCTTCGCCCCGATGCCCGCGCAGGTGTGCACGACAGTCTGACGGTAGAGGGCGAGGGGCATGAACCGCTCGAACCGAACGCCACAGCCCCTGCAATCATAGACGTAGATAGGCATTTTAGCTCAATAGCAAGAGGTCATCATCCTCATCGTCGGACACTGGCTTGAGCGTGACGAGAAGAGTGGCGACGGAAGGGAGCGGGGCGGGCAATCGGGCCGAAAGGGCCTCGCGGACTGGTGCCATGTTGACTGGCGGGCCAGCCGATGCGGCGTCGGGTACGGGTTCGCCAGTCTTTTCGAGTTCAACGAAAGGCTCCCCGATGCGGTCGATGAAGGACTTTGGCTTGCGCTTGTCGCCCTTCTCATATACAACCCGGCGGCGAGGATGGGTTGCGCTCGACCCGCCGAGGCCAGTGTCGGCTGGCGGCGGGATAACGTCGGGGCCGGGCGGAAGAGGCGGGCTGGTGAAATCGCTCTGGAGGGCACTCTGCAGCCCGCGAGAGAGAAGAATGTCCGTCGCTTGGAACGGGAAGAACTGCGGGTCGAACGCAACGACGACGACAGGCGCAGGGTCAACGATCCACAGGCTCTGAAGGGTGTACGGTATGCCCCTGACGGAGAGCTGGCCTTCGAAGAGCCACTGCAGCCCTTCGGGCTTGTATAGTGCGGCGAATGGAGGCTGGACGAAGTCTCCAAGCTTCCGGAGTTCGAGGAGGGTACGGGGCGCGGGGCCTTGAGGTATCCATTCCAGATGCTGGGGATCGAATGCGGGCGCAGCGAACTGGATCGGCTCGACAGAGAGATCAAGGATGCCTCGCTGGAGGCCGCGCCCGACATACCCCGCGGACGGTGTCCAGCCAAGCTGCTCGGGTTTGTATAACCCCTGGAATTGCGGCTGCTGGAAATCCCCCAGCTTACGAATCTCAGGATAGAGAGGCCAGCGGCCCGACGGGAGCCAATGCAAGCCATTGGGGTTGTATAGCTCGTAGAACGGCGGGTAGACAAACTGGGCAGGAGAGCGTCGTTCGAGCGGACGGACGGGCTCCCCGCGTGGAAGCCATGCAAGAGCTGCCGCAACCGGCTCCCTCCAGACTGGGCCGGTAAGCGGTTGGTAATGGATGAGCCCACGGTCAGCCACATTTACCAATAACCTTCATCGACGAGTTTCTGGTAGGGACGGCAGGTCCAGCACTCTGCGCCGCCGCAATGCGGCCCATTGCACTTCATACACCAGCCCCGCGTGCGACCCGAGCCGGGCACGAGGTGCCAGTGGAATCCGCAATGGACGCACTGAAGCGTGTCCATCTCGATAACCCCGACATCGGGATCATCTATCCGAGCGTAGCCGTCAGGTCTCATTCGTCCCAGGCAATGGTAACGTTGATATTCGGCGTTGCGCCCGAGGCGATACTCCGCACCCCAAGCCCGTTCGCCGTCCCGACAATGGCCTTGATCTCTCTGCCAGGATTGGCGTTCCAAGTATAGGTCGCGCGCTGATTAAGCGAGACTTCAAGCTCGCCGTTCGCTTCATAGGTCGGCTCGGTCATGGTGCCCTGGAGGGCGGTGCACAGACCGCTCGTGCCGCCTGGGTCAGCGGGCTTCGTGGTCAGCGCAGTTCCGCCCGTTGCGGCGACGGTGTGCCGCAGGAGCTGAAACTTCGTGGCGATGTCGGCGGGCGCTGCATCCGAACCGATGATGAGTTGATGAACTGACGGACGGGCCGTCGCGATTGACGCTACGAGAGCGATTGTGAGATTCGTTCCCGCCGCTGCTCTTCCTACTACATACATTGCTGGCATTGCAATACTCCTTTAGGTTAGCATTTCTTCAGGCGGCGTCATTCCTGACGCGACGACTTGCGGCGGCAGAATTAAGGGATCGTTGCCGTGTTTCTCCATCGCGGACATCAAGGCGCCGTCGAAGGCGACCGTGACGGGCGGGGTGTAGGGCCACCAGTTCGAGGGCTGGAAGCGGGCCGAGCTTATGCCGCCGAGGCCAGGGCTGCGGCCCGGATGGTACTGGTTGAAACCAATCGACCGACCCGTTGCAAGGGAGGTAATCGTCGCAGATGACACGCCGAAGAGATTCGAACTCCCGAGCGTCGTGAAGAACGCGATGGCCGGGTCGCCACCTGCAAGAGGTGGGGCGTCGTTCGTGAGGTCCGCGCCGAGCGGATAATGGAAGAACAAGACATATCCGCTGCCTGCGTCCGCATAGATATTGATCCGAGTGCGGTCCTGCGAGATCTCCGACTTGACTTTGTAGCCGTTACGGAACTGCCCGCCCGCGGCGTCCGGGAAGAAGTTTGTGTCCGTAACAAGACCGCTCAGGACGTTGAATCCTGTCGCCCCAAACCAGCGGACGATATTGAATCCACCTGTGTAGGCGTAGTCTAGCTCGTAGCAGCTCGTATTCCCCGCATCATCCGTAAGACGGTGAAGGTGCTCGATCTCGTAGGAGTTCGGGTCGGCATCGCCAAGGGCAGCATCGCGGAATACTATGGTCTCGATGATGGAATCACCGAAGCCAGCGGGATAGGCATATCCGTCATTATTCGTCCCGGTGCCGAAGGCGATCTTCGCTGCCGTTGTTAGGACTTGCGCCTTGTTGACGTTTCGGGCTGCGGTGAAGATGCCACCTTCGTTAACCGGATTCTCCGGTGCGGAAGGAAAGTTCGTGTTGAGATAGCCCATAGCGAGGAAGAGGCTAACGAGAAGGTTCATGGCTCATACCGTTGAATTGCCCCAGCTTACGACACGATAGCTATCAAGCCTGAAGCCATTGGCGGCATTGCTCACGCTCTGCGCGGTCTGGAAGTCGAGCGTATTCGCCACCGTGGAATCGAATCCAGTTCCGACCGCGGGCGCTGTATTCGGCATATTGATCGTATTGCTCAGCGTCGCCGAGTCCGCCCCTGCCGTGCCGCCTTGCTGTATCATCTGCCCCGTCAGGGTAGCAAGACCTATGAGGGCCGCGAGGCTCCCATTGCCTACTGTACGGCACTCAAGCTCAATATGCCCACGCAAGGGGATGTTCGTATGCGCTGTCGTAGTCAGCGTGATCGCGCCGGTTGTAAAGGCTGTAACAGAGCCGACCTTGATATTGATCGTGAAGGTGTCTGGGCCAGTGACTCGATTCGAGATCGCGGCAACGAAGTCGATCACAAGCAAAGACCCCCGCTGGAAGAACCCGGGCGGGAGTGTGACGAATCCGCTCGAAGCCTCTGTGGCAGTCGCAGTCGTGAGCATCGACTGCGAGGTCGTATAGGTGTTGTACTGCGTCGCCGCGATTGGAATCGTTGCGATCAGTTGGCCCCAGCTTTGCGATGCCATGTCCGGTCCTTAAAAGGGGTAGTAAACCATCGTCGGGAGGACGACGTAGGTTACACGCAGTCTATCACCTGGGTTCAACCTAAACTGTCCCGCGAGCAACCCGATCAGGTCGAAGGTTATGCCATCTCGAGAGAACTCGATCGTTGTCACCGTCCCCACGGAGATAAACACCTCGATGGGAATGCTCTCGTTGTTCTGGAATATGAAGGGACTCCCGTTGACCGAGATGACCGCCCGCGGGCCAAGGGTATAGCGAGGATAGCCGACAGTTTCAACCACTGGCGGGCTCCTCCGTCATGACCTTGTTACCTTTAGCATCCTTTCCAAGGGTGCGCTTCTTCGGCGTCAGGGTGGCCTTCGTCAGGGCTACAACGGCGGCATGGAGGTCCTTCAGTACACCTTCGGTCGATGCGGACGCCTTCGCGTGGGCGGTCTGGACATCCTTCGAGGCTTTGTCCCGAACGCTCTGCTCGCTCGCGTGGGCCTTCATCTTACCTTCGAGCTCTTTGACCAAGGCTTGGACCTTGCCCACTGCGCCATCGAAGACCTGCTTGTGCTGCGAGAGGGCGACCTTGTTCTCGTTGCGCTGGGCTGTTGTTACAGCGCCTGACTGGATTCGGTGGATTTCCTCGCGACCCTTAAGGTCGGATTCTCGTATCTTGAGGTCGGCGTCTCGGGCGTTGAGCGCGATTTCACGCTTCTGGAGAGTGTTCTCCTGAGCGAGGCCTTGGGACTTGAGTTGTTCAGCTTGAAGTTGACCCTGAAGAGCCTGCTCCCCGCTCTTGTCCTGAGTCTGGGGCGCGGGCGGCTTCATCTGGTTGATGATGTCCTCGATGTCAGCCCCGAACTCGTATTGGCGGGCCACGCCGAGGAGCATGGCCTTCGCGGCCTCGATCGGGAGGACGCCCTCCTGGACCAGCGGCCCGACACCGTTGAGGAACTGGCTCATCGCCGCCATCAGCTCGCCCATGTTCTTCTTGGCCTCGCTGGCGTCGGGATCGACAGTGCTGTTCGTCTCGATGTCGATTTTGTACTCGCGCTGGAGGTCGTTCTTCAGGAGGGCCAGAACGTCAGACCACTTCGGCGGCATCGGCGGGATCTGGGGCGGTGGAGGGGGCGGCTGGCCCGCCTGCTGTGCTTGCAGCGCCGCCATGGAGGCTTGCTGGGTTGCCATCTGGACCGCCTGCTGGGCCTGCATGGCCTGTTCATCCGTCAGGTAGGGCAGCCCGGTCATCTTGGCCCAGGTTTCGGGCAGGAAGCGATTCACCGCGAGTTCGAGCATGATCCGGAGGCAGTCCCGGGCGTAGCGTTGAACCTCCTTCTGGGGGTTCTTCATCCGCACAGACCCAAATTGGGCCTTGAGCTGCTGGGCGCCGAGGGTCTCGCTGGCCTGGGTCGAGCCCCGCATGATGTCCGCGAGGCCCATGATTTCATAGATTACCTGCTTGCAGGCCGTCCGCGCGATATAGAGCTGCTGGACGACCATCACCGCCTTCTCAATCGGCATGAGCCAGATATGCTTGTCCAGCCCGCCCTCCCGAGTCATCGTGGAGGGCTCGCCCGACGCCACGAGGTCCCCGTCCTCCTTCTTGAGGGCTTCTTCAATGCCCGAGATGGAGGAATCGTACACCCCTCGAACCTTGAGCATGTCGATCAGCTTGTTGATCCGGACCGTCAGGCGATTAAGCTCCTTCGCTTGGTTCTCATACTCGTTGTATGGAGCGGTGACGGCGAGGTTCGCGCTCTTGGCGATGAGGCGGAGGGGCTTCGGGATGGGGAAGAAGCCTGTCAGACTGTAGGGGTCGTCACACTCCTTGAGATAGTCTGCATAGCCCTGGGAGACGAAGAGGAGCCTCCGCGAGGTCTTGTCCCAGATCTTCCAGACTTGGGCGACCTTTCGGGCGCCTTCGCGGGACACAGAATCCTTCGAGTCCTTGTCAAAGTCGCCCTCGGTGACGTACTTGAGCTTGACCGCGATCTCGGGCGTGAACTCGTCGTCAGCGGCCTTGCGATCGAAGTAGAGCTCGAAAGCGACCCACGGCACATCCTTCCACTTCTTCGCATAGCCGAAGGCGTAGCGGTTCCAGAGACAAGTCTCGGGGTACACACACTCCGAGACGAGCTGCTCCGAGGTCTTGCCATCAGGGGTGGGGACCTGGGCCGTCTTGCCATCGTAGCAGAACTCCATCAGTCCGCGCCCGGGCACGCAAGCGTCGAGGACATTCTCCTTCATCGTGGTGTCGAAGTCGTCGTACTCCTCGGAGTTCGTGTCCATCAGAAAGGTGAGCATCCTCTCCGAGGCGGCGCTGGCTGCTTTGCCAAGCGGGTCGGCGTCCTTGAAACGGCGCTGGACGATCGGGCGGGGCCTCGCTCCGTAGAGGGCAGGGAGGAGGATCTCCGTATTCGAGAAGAGGATGTTGAAGGGCGTCTCGTCCTTGAGCTCGCCTTCATACATCTTCCAGAGGCGCTTCCCATCGACCCGATATGGGTCCTCCCGCTTCACCGCGGCGTCGATATCCCCAAGCCAGCGCTTGACCTCAGCGGGCCGCGTGGTAGGGGCTTCGGGGTCGGCCATATTACTGGAGTCCGATGAGGAGGGTTGCAGTCGTGGCGGTCGCCCGAACGCGCTTCACGCGGATGGGCAAGATTGTGCCAACGGGCGGCGCAGTGAAGGTCACCGTATCTCCTGATTCCATAATGACGGAGACATTCCCAGCCCCACCAACATAAATCCCGCTGTACTGTTGATCGACGGAGTCGCTCGGAGTAATCGCAGTCCCGCCACCATAGATATCTGTAAGTTGCATGTCAGATCCTCTCTGCTTCAGCGGCCCGCCGTCGGGCGCCAACGCGGTCTCGGAGTTCGTTGAAGGTAAGCTGGCCTGGAAGCTTCGGGTAGAGGGAGGACTCGTCGATGTTGGCCCGCTTGAGCAAGGGGCGGGACATCACAGCATAGCGTGTCTCGTCGGCGGCATGGTCCTCGCCCTCGGTGTCGATGTCTTCGGGCTCGCCCTCGTCGTGCTGCTGGGTCGGGAGGGTGCGGATCGTGTCCTCACAGTTCTCGCAGAAATAGAGCAGCGGGACGCCGTCCTCGCCAAGGAGGAGTTGGCGGAGTTGATCCCATCCAGAGAGGCGGCGGTTGTCGGCCTTGATGAAGGCCACCCGGCGGGCGGCCATCCGAGCAGCCTTCGACGGCCCGCCATCCTCGATGAAGAGGGCAGGGTCCGCCACGCCATATCCGATGTGCTCGCCCTCCTCCCGGAGGACAATGCCTTCGGCGACGCTCTCCGCGGTCATCTTGAGGCCCACATTGGGGCTGGCCGCGCCGTACCATTCCCTATACTTCAGGAGAGCGTTCGGAGGGAGGCCCCAGGACCCATCGCTCAGGACATACCAGCCCACACAGAACGGCTTGGCCGAGCCCCAGTCGAAGGAACGGAAGCGGCGGGCAATGTAGGGAATGTGCTCTAGGATCGACACTGGCAGAACGTGACGGCGGGGATCGAAGCAATCGAAGAAAGATCCAATAACAACATCCCAGTCTCCTTCAAGCCAAGCCTTGACAAGTTGGGCGCTGCCCTGTTGCTGCAAGCGGGCGACATAGAACGGGTCGCTCTTCATCAGGATCATGTTATCCGTCAGGCGGGAGGGGATGAACACCCTCTCGATCTCCATGACGGTGCCGTCGAAGGGGTTTTTGAATGCCTCCTTCAGTATCTTGTACCCGCGGGGAGCGGGGTCGATGTAGCGGGCTTTGACCCAGTTGTGTCCTGGCCCGCCAGGATTCCCTGTAGCCACCATCTGCGGGATAACTCCCTCACCGCTCCGGAGGGTAGCGCGGAGTTTGTTAATAGGCTCCGGCGACGGAAAATTGGGAATCTCTTCGACTCCGAGAAATGTATACGAGTGACCGATGTACTCTTCAGCGTCGGAATCTCGCTCGAGATAGCGAAAACGGAGGACGGCTCCGTTTGGCATGGTGAAGGTTGACTTCTGGTCATTGTACGCTCCGCCGAGGGGGATGAAAAGGACCTTCGCCCGGGCGATCATGTCTTCGAGCTGTTTGAGGCGGCGGCGGACGATGATTCCCTTCGCCCGGGCGCCCCAGCGGTCGCAATGCTGGAGCCATTTTCCCAGAACGCTGTCCGTCTTCCCCCCGCCCCGCGCCCCGCCGAAGAATATCTCCGCGATCGGGCACTCAAGGAAGTCGGTCTGAGGGCCGGGCTGCGGCTGCCAGATGACTTCGGGCGGTTTCACCCACGCACCCCGCCGAAGGGAGTCTGGCCTGGCATCATTGGCGGAGCCATCGGGCGGGCTGGTGGCGCTCCGAGCATCTGGGGCGGCGGGGCCATAGGCCCTTGCATCCCCTGCATCGCACGTTGGAGGAGCAAGCGCTTGATAGCCGCTTGCGCGGCTGCTTGGCGGGCGATCATGGCATTGTTTCCTTCCGTTCCAGGGCCCGCGAGCTGGGTCGGGCCGGGGTCCATGTAGCTCGAGGGGTCGGCGGGGTTATCCATAGGGCTTGGGCTGGCGGTACATGAGGGCGGTGGCGACCTTCGCCCGCGGGCTGGCGACTCGGGCGGGTAGGCTTCCTTGGGAGGGATACTCGCGGGCCCATCGCTTCGCAATGTCAGGGTGGTTCGCAAACATGAAGCCTCTCTGGGCTTGGGATTTGAATGGCATGGCGGAGGCGCGCGGCAATCGGCTACGCCGATCGGGCTGTGTCGTCGTCGGGGAGCGTGCGGCTCGGCGCCCTGACGGTCGCTGGGCTGTGCTCTATCGTGCGCCCGCGAGCCCAGTCCTCTGATGTTGCGGCGGCGGGCGGGAGGGCGACGACAAACGTATTCTGATTGATATTGACGCTCTGGTCCCGGGCGCCATATCCGAGGGCCTTCGACGCCGTCCCCAGCACCCCAAGGGCGAGGGCGGGCGGACAATTCGGGGCGAGGAGCTTCTCATGCAGAACCTTCTGGCTCTCCGTAATCAGTGCACGGAAGCGCTCTTCGACGGTTGCGCGGAGTTCGGGCGAAATGACCTCGTCCCGCCGCTTCGCCAAAGCCGCCTGAAAGGCGTCCGAGTTGATGATAAGGCTAATCCAGCTCGCCGTATAACCATAGCGGGCGGCAAGCTCGTTCTGCGTGACTGCGGGATTCGCCAGAATGGCATCTATGCAGTCCTCATGGGTGTAGTTCAGCTTGCGGGGGCCCGGGGCTAGAGGGCGTGCGGCCCGCGCTGGCGGCAGGGGGTCCCCCCGTTCGAGGAACGGGCGCTCCAGCTCGTCTAGGAGAGCGTCGGGCACGGGGAGAGTATAACGCGGGCGGCGGGCGGACGCAATGGGGTCGCGGGCGACGAATCGGAAGGAAACTTCCGGGCTTAGCGCTGTTCTGGCGGCGAGAAGACGGTATCCGAGCCCGGGTATGATATCATAGTCGGGTACGGGTTGGCTACGCCAGTTTGCGTGGGGATAGAGACCCCGCCT